ATGTAGAGGGTGAGAGGTACGTCATCGGTGCTGATGTCGCTATGGGTGTGCGGGGAGGAGATTACTCTGTCTGCCAAGTGCTGGACTCCAAAAAGCGACAAGTCGCAACGTGGCGTGGGCATGTACACCCTGACTACTTTGCAAACGTCCTGTATGCGCTAGGTGAGTACTACAACGAAGCTTATATTTGTGTAGAAAATAACTCACACGGCATCCTGACTTGTACGCGGCTAGGCAAGGATATGGCATACCCCAATTTCCACACAGAGCAGCAGTTGGATAAGCTGACTGACCGTGAAACCACCAAGCTAGGTTTTACGACAACTCAGAAGACAAAGCCTCTTATCATCGACCAGCTACGCGCATCAATGCGTGAGGAAGAGTTGGAAATAAACTGCAAAGTCACACTGCGCGAAATGCTCTCTTACATAGTCACTGAAAGTGGTGCTATGCAAGCTGAAGCTGGTTGCTATGACGATTGTGTCATGGCACTGGCTCTAGCTAATCACGTTCACACTGGTGCGTGGACTCCTGTCGAATCCACCGATAATTTTTATATTGAAATGGTTTAATTATGGCTAAGAAAAAGGACTACAAGAAACTCTCTGACGCAGAGATAGTTGCATTGTGCGATGAAAGTGTAGGTCGCTCAGTGGGCTACCACGACAGCGCCTTGAGCCGTGAACGTGCAAATGTGATGGAGTACTACAGCGGCAATATGCCCAAGCCTACCCATGACGGGAACAGCAAGTATGTATCTTTAGATGTTTGGAATGCCGTAGAGTCAATGCGAGCGGCTTTACTTGAAACTTTCGCCGCTGGTAACAAGATCGTACACTTTTCTCCAGAGAACGAAGATGACGTAGACATGGCGAATGTCTGCTCTGAGTATACCGACTACGTTGCACACAGGCAGAACGATTTGTACTCAGTAATGTCATCAGTGATTCACGATGGTCTCACTGCGCGTGTAGGTATAGCCAAAGTGTTCTGGCAGCAGCAATCAGAAACTACCTCTGAGTTCTTTGAGAACTTGAGTGAAGACGAACTAGATATGTTACTGGCACAAGACAATGTGGAGTTAGGTGAGACAGAAGAAGATGAACTTGGTCTTACTTCCGGTGAGATACGGATCACCCGCGATACTAGCCAAGTAGTAATAGAGAATATACCTCCAGAAGAGTTCCTCATTGAATCACAAGCGAAGTCTCTAGATAGCGTGTTGTTTTGCGCCCATCGAACTAAAAAGACTATCTCTGATTTAAGATCAATGGGCTACTCAGAAAAACTGTTAGACAAGATAGGCGATCACACTGACGTTGACCTAGACACCGACTTGGAAGTCTTGGCGCGTCACGACTCTATCAATGCTGACAGGGGCTTCAACAGCCAAGGTTACCAAGATCAAGTTAGGACGGTAATGGTTCACGAAGTTTATATGGAGTTGGACGTTGAGGGGTCGGGAGTTGCTGAACTCTATAAGATAATGAAAGCCGGTAATGTGCTTCTTGAAAAAGAGAAGGTTAATAGAAAACCATTCATTGCATTTGTTCCGCTCCCGATCCCTCACGCTTTTTACGGTAATAACTTTGCAGACAAACTGGTGGCTACACAGAATGCCAGAACTGTCTTAACTAGGTCTATATTAGACCACGCAATGATTACCAATAACCCACGCTATCAAGTTCTGAAGGGTGGTCTCACGAACCCGAAAGAACTAATCGATAACCGTGTTGGAGGATTGGTCAACGTGACCAGACCTGATGCGATTACACCTATGCTTCAATCGCCACTTAATCCGTTTGTCTTCACAACAATAGACATGCTTGCTAGTAACATGGAAGAGACAACGGGTGTCAGTAGTTTAAGCCAAGGCTTAGATAAGAATGCCCTTTCCAAACAAAATTCAGCCGCTATGGTTGAACAGTTGGCTACGATGTCACAACAGCGTCAAAAGATAATAGCCCGTAACTTTGCTACGCAGTTTGTAAAACCTCTTTATCAGTTTATATACCAGTTAGTAATTGAAAATGAGGATACAGAAAAGGTCGTTGAGATTAGTGGTAAGTACATTGAGATCAACCCTAGCGACTGGGCAGACAAACGTGATGTAACTGTAGAACTTTCCCTTGGCTATGGTGAGCAAGAAAAGGAAAGTAAAAAGTACATGGCTATGCACCAAGTCTTCCAAGCTGACCCTAGTCTTTCAAAGATGTACAGCCCTCAAAACCAATTCCAATTAATGTCTAAGGTTATGGAATTATCGGGTATCAAGAATGTAGCTGAATACCTAACTAGCCCTGACAAGTTGCCAGAGGAGCAACCTGATCCAGCACAAGAACTTCAGTTAGAACTAATGAAGAAACAGCTTGAAGTACAAGAGCGCCAGACTGCCCTTGGAGAGATGAAGGCCAAGATGGAAATGCAGAACATGCAAATGAAGCTGGAACTTGAACGTCTGAAAGCTGAGAACCAGTTCGCTATACAAAGCGATAAGGTTGATCTGAGTGAAGCACAGTTGAATCACAAGAAAGTAATCGATACCGCAGAACTTATTCTGGCACAAGAAGCAGATGAGATCACGGCTATCGCCTCACCGAATGGGTAACCATTCTTTAACCACTATGTTCTTAAAAGGAGAGCAGCATGGAAAACGAAGCAACATTAGTAAACCAAGGTTCAGAAGCAGAAACGCTACTGGGTACAGAAGCATTCACCCGCACTATTAATTCGCTGGTAGATTCAACTGTACAAGCATTCTTATCTTCTGCGCCTGATGAATCTATAAAGCGTGAAGAGGCATACAACCATTATCGTGCAGTCAGCGATGTGGTAAATACCCTTCGCCAGCAAGTTGAAGTGCGTGATCAAATAAGCGCAAAAGTAACCAAAAAACAAGAAGAGGAGTAGCACTATGTCAGATGATAACGTGCAGCAAAGCTTTGATCTTGGCGATGAAATGTCTTCGGACGATGTCGCAGATGCCATATTAGCAAACTGGATGGACGCTGATGAAGATCAGCTATCTGAGAAAGGTGAACTAGAGGCAACAGAGGAATCTACAGATGAACAAGAGACTGAAGACGTAGATGAATCTGATGAAACTGAGTTAGATGAAGAAACCGAACAAGAAGCTGAGTCAGAAGAAGACCCTGATGCGGAATCCGAAGAGACTGAAGAAGAGCCAGAGGAAGTCAACATTTCCGATGACACAATGGTAGAACTTCAAGTCGATGGTGAGACCAAACAGGCATCTTTGAAAGACTTAAAGCGATTGTACGGTCAAGAAGCGTCACTCACACGAAAGTCTCAAGAAACAGCAAACCAGAAAAAAGAAGCCAATGAAGCAATGCAACGTGCAGATGCGTCATTACAAGCCCTGCTTACTAACGCTAGAGAGAAGTTTAAGCCCTACGAAGAAGTCGATATGTTAGTTGCCTCGCGGCAGATGAACCCCGATGACTTTGCGGCGCTACGCTCTGAAGCTAAAGCAGCAGAAAGCGATCTTAAATTCCTCACAGAAGAGGCTAATAGCTTTTATGGTGACCTCCAAAATAAACAAGCAGCACAACAGCGCGAGAGTGCCAAGTCCTGCATTGAGGTTCTCCAAAAAGAGTTGCCAGAATGGTCTACAGAGTTATACAACGACATTCGGCATCACGCTATTAACAGTGGTTTACCAGAAGAGTCTGTCAATCAATATACCGATCCTAACGTGATCATGTTGCTACATAAAGCAATGATGTTTGATAAGTCGAAGTTGGTAGCCAAGTCTAAGAAAGCTAAAGCACCCGCGAAGGTTTTACGCAGTAAGAAAGCACCGCCCAATAAAACTGATCAACGCGTCAGCAAGCAAAAGGTGGCGCAAGAAAAACTCCGTAGTAGCCCAAGTGGTGGTAATGATTTAGATGATATTGCAGAGATGCTAATGGCTAACTGGGAAGCTGGATAACCTAACCCATTTAATCTATATACCCATCTTTAAACAGGAATAAATACATGACTACATTAACAACATACGCAATAGTTGGAAAAGCAGAATCGGTTTCAGAATCAATTGCACTGATTTCGCCTTCTGCCACCCCTTTCCAAACTCTAGTAAAAAGCGAAAAAGTAACAGCGCGTGACTTCTCTTGGCTCGAAGACTCTCTGAGGGCAAGTTCTGCTGCGGGTTTAGTAGAAGGTGCAGATTCTTCTATGACAGCAGTGGGACAGCCTACGTCACGATCCAATGTGACACAGATCATCGGTGAAGCATTTCAAGTAAGTGCTACTTCTGATGCTATTACTACCCATGGTCGAGCCAAGGAAACTGCGAGAAATTTGGCAAAAGTATTACGCCAAGTTAAGCTCGATGTAGAAAAGTCTATGGTCGGTGTGTCTCAGGCAGCGGTTAACACCAACGCCAGTACTGCCCGTAAAATGGCATCTATCGACCAGCAGATTTCTACTACCTTAACAGCAGGCGCTAACAGCACCGATCCGCTTACAGAAGCCAAGCTGCTCTCTCTAGCGCAAACT